CAACTCTTTAGGGAGAGCTGCTATACCACGAGCCTGCTTCTTAGTAATACCTAAAGCCTCTAATCCTTTAGCATCAATCTTCTGCTGAACTAACTGTTGCAACCCACCACCTAATGCAGTTCCAAGTGCTCCGCCAAAGTTATAATCTGGTTGTTCTGTAATAATCTGTGCCATCAGAATCTCCTATCTAAATTTAGGTAACCCAAGATTTCCTAGTGCCTTCATGCCAGCTTGAGCTCCTCCTAATGCCATATTTTGCAAGAATCCTGGCTGTGATGGTTGTCTTTGTACATACAAATTCTCGAAAGGAGACTGCATACCACCACCCATTAAACTACTCAGCAACCCCATCTGCCTTTGCTGTTGCATCTGCCTATCTTGCAAGGCTGATTGATAATCATACTGAGATTGCATGCCAGCTAAGCCTTGTTCTAACCCAGCCCCTGCTTTACCCAAAGCACCTTGGAAAGCTGATGATCTTTGTCCACCTGCACCACCACCCATACTAGTAAATCGTTCAGCCAAACCAGGAATAGTTTCTTCCCTAAACTGTGTTCTTGCCTGTTGGGCTATTGGTGCAAAATCAAAATCAATTTGTTGTTGCGGTTGCTGTAACTGCTGCATCAATGGACCAAGTTGAGAAAGCATCTGACTCTGCAGATCTTGTTGCTGTGGACTAAACCTTGGCATCTGAATTTGTTGAGCCGGTCTGCTTCTTCTACTAAATAAACTACCAAACATTCCCATAAGAACTCCTAGAATTTGATGAACTCAATCACAATCAACGTTTCTGTAAAACCACTTCTATCATCACCCGTAGTAACTATAACATGTGTGCTGTCAGCTTTTAATTCAATATTTTCAACCAGTGTTGGAGACGAATAAGGAAGTGGGATGAAAGCTGCTCCTGGGTCTGTAGACGCTCCGTAAATCTCAGTTACTTTAAGATCATTAGTAATCGTAATATTGTGTAAAACTGATGTTGTAGCGGCATTAGGTAATGCCCCAAAATCAATAACTTTTCTGAAAACTTGATGAGTAACTCCTGCTAAAACATACTGTTTTCCACAGACAAACTCTTCCGTTGGGTACTGACCCGTGTCCTTAAGATTTAACAATGTCGCAATAGAATTCATGTTTTGATAGAGATGGACAATAAGCTCCTTAAAAGCATCACTCTTAACATCCATTGAACGAACAGAACCTATATCCCAGACCTGAGTTGTCGGGATAAATGCACCCAGATTCTTAGTTACTGCCATTATATAACTCCACCCGGTCTAGTTTCTAAAACCATCCCTTGAAGCTCAAAGGCAGATTCTGCAATAGAAGTATCTATCAATTGCTCATGCGAAAAATTGATCCTTATTTTAACGCCGAAACCATATGCTTGGAAATATAAAGAATGCCATAATCGATTTTGTAGAGTTTCCAGAGGGTAAAAAGGATTTCCGTCAGAATCAACGTATGGCCTAGTCTCCAATATATATGTACTAAGGTTGGAATCTGATAACTCACCAGCCTCAACCAAGTCTAAATCTGTAGATGCTGGGTAGTAATTTACCGTGATCTCACCATTTGTAGTCTTGGAGACACAGAAATCTATCTTGTTCAAATAGAAACTAATGCCTTTATCTATATACGGATTCCATTCCTTAGATACTATGCTTATCTGTGATACCCGAGCCGCTGTTCCTCCACCTTTATATGTTCCTGTTGGAGCAACGTCCAAAACTACTTCATCGTCAGCACTAGCACCTGTAGCCTTTGTAATCTGATAAATACCATCTGCGCCAGCTGTCAAACCATTCATATTACTAAGCTTTAGATACTGGCCAGTCATCAAGTTGTGATTTTTTATTGTAAGAGTATCACCTGAAACAGCAGTAACTTGTAAAACAGAAGCATTAGAGTTGCTAGAATCATCGATAGAAAATACAAAGCCTTGCTGATTTCCTGCTATAACTTCTCTATGATTTGCTAACTGTAGTCCCGAATTCCACGTCTTATCATCATCTTCCCATGTTTGATAATCACCTTCCCAAACATCCGATATTGTTTGTTCCATATAACCCATGGAAGTGATAGCGTCATCATTTAAGGACCAGGTGTCATTCTTGTAATTGTAGACCAATACTTTATCTGCAAAATTATTAGTGTCATCTGGCTGTGAACGAGGAAGAGTCCAATAAACCAATTCAGAGTAATAATCACGTATTCCATGAACCCTTACGATAGCAGCAGAAATGTTCAAATCCTTAAAAAGCTCATCCGGGATCTTAGAATCTATTCTTTCTACATTAAGACCATTACAAGCATGAATACCGTTTGTTCCAACGTTTAATATATGTTTATCAAAAGGAACACTGGAGAATGTAGACTCAGAACCTAATTCTGTATTCAACTTCTGCCATACAAAAGGCAATACTTCATTAGCTGTATACGCCAATTCCCAAGTACTTCTCTCAAAGTAGACAATCAACCTATCTTTAATGAACTCTGCTGCAATTATTGATTCTTCTGTAGGAGCATCCAAATATCCAGCTCCCGTATACCCAACCTCACCTGATTCATACCAAGCAGATGTTGGGAATGTGCCAAGTGGACTTCCATTATGTGAATACCTGCAACGGTTAGTATAAGATGTATATGTTGTTGCATTAGCCTTAGTCTCAACAGTATTCAATAAAATTAATCTATTCTTAAACGGCAAAATAATACGAGCTGTTTTTATATTATATAATGTTGCAGTCCCATTTACGTTGTACTGAGGTTTGAATTCTGTCCATGTAGTACCATCCAATGTGTATCGCATGTAATCATCTTCATGAAAATTAGTTGAAAACATTGCAGTTGTTTCAGGAGTCAACCCATCCCAGTTAGTAGTCCAGAAATACTGAGTGTTATCTCCTGTATATGTCTGAGCTCCAGCCCTTACCCAATACGTACTTACAAACTTATAAGCAAATTGAGTGTCATAAGCATAAGCTGTATGATCGTTAATTGTGCCTTTTTCATGCATAGCAAAACCCATAACAGGTTCTGATGGATAGAAGTAAACAGCCTTTGTTGCTCCAGCTCCATTTATAATCAATGTCTTTGTTGTAATATTAAATGTAGCAACAGTAGCTGATCCTGTTGTTAATAAATCTTGTGCTCCAGCAGAAACATCCACAACCGTAAATATCTCATCTGCAATAGAATATAGTTGACCTACCTTGAAAATAGCTCCTGGAATAGGAGAAGTATTGCAATTGCCACTACCATCTGTAGTATCAACCTGAATTCTCAGTCTGGACTTTAACTGCTCAAAGCCTTCTGAGCCTCCAGATCCTGTATATTTAGAACCAAATCTTTTCTTTACCTTGCCTCTAAAAACATAAGCATTGTTCAATTGCTCGAACGAATCTTCCGGTGTAAGCCAGGGCTCCATGTTCTTAACTAATCCAGATTCGAATGGAGCGATCAAGAATCTATCAGCACCTGTAGGTGTTGCCATGTTATACCCCTAAAGCTAAGAATGAGAACCCAATTGAATTGCCACTATCAGGTGTAACAGTGAAACCCTCTGTATCTAGATCTTTGTAAGATGCAGTCTTCGTATTATGAGGAGAGCTAACAGTAAGCATCATCGTGTACACCGCACTAAACACAGGTGTTGTATCATTGACCTTAAACTTAATATCATAACCTGTTGCTCCACCAGAGCGAACTCTCCATCCCCACTTCAATAATAAACCGCATGGCAACCGAGAAAAGCCATTTTGTTCACGCAGAGGATACAACTCAGGAGGATCGTTGAATGAGTTAGAAATGAAATCATATGCCGTGCCATCACCAGGAGCTCTCAAATACAATGTTATGCGACTTGGCGTAAACTCACTCTTTTTATTGTATATAGCAAACTGCAGGGCAGCAGTAGAAGCCGCATCTGCTTGCAGGGTAAGAGTTGTAGCCTTATGCTTTCCTAGCGTTCCAACAGCAGCATCTAAAGACTGGTGATCTATATTAAAACCTATATCTAGTGCCTGAAAGTTTCCCTGTAGATCAGCTTGAGATATATTTCTCTTGTCCTTAGGAAGTGGGATGTTAGATTGCCATGCCATATTATTTCCCTACAACAAAGTAAGCTATCGATGTAGCAGCACTATAGTAAGGCGTAATTGCAGTCGTTGATAAGTTTGCATAAGCACACGTAGCCGTAGCCGAGTGGACAACAGAAACATGAGCCATGAAAGGAGTCGCTGCGAAAACAGGGATAGCAGCATCTACTAAGAAAACTATCGGTGTTCCTGAACCAGGAGCTGCAATAGTCGCCCATTTAAACAATAAACCACAAGGCAACCGAGCCCATCCATCAGTAGCAGATAGGTTACAGGTAGTAAAATTATGCTCAGTGCCACTACTCTCTTCTCTTAAGAATAAAGCTGCTGCGGCAGGAGTAAAATCATCCTCTCTACAATAAATAGCGAACTCTTCTGCCAATGTCGCAGGCGCCGCTCCTTGTTGAGGAAATGTTAACTTCTTGTGCTTGCCCAATGTTCCAACAGCCGCATTTAAAGCTTCATGATCTATGTTAAAACCTGTATCTATTGCTTGAAAATTCCCCTGCATCGCACTCTGAGAATCGTTTTTTGTATCAGACGCTGCTGGTATATCTTTCTGCCATGCCATTATTTCTCCCTAAAAAGGCTACTGCCTAAAATTATCAAGATAATCAATATAAGTATTATTGCAAAATCAGCTATGTTCATTCTGGGTTGTCACTATTCCAAGAATTCCAGCCCCACCTACGACCAGTATTATAAATCGTAGCAACTTGTTGCTGTGATTGTTGTAAAAGTGTCCTTCTTAAAACCAATAATTCTTGCTTCTCAAACTCTGGCTCAATCAAGGCAAGATTGTCAAACTCTGCCCTGTCCTGGAAGACCTTGCGAGATGCTCCAAGCGATATATATTGCCACCATTGAGACAATTCCGGCATCTGATCTGTCACTAATAATTCACTTGGTCTTGCATTTACTGAAAGTTCAACCTTATAAGCATCATCAGGAACCGGGTTAAATAAAAACGATTGACCGTCATAATAAATAGAAGTAGACCTTGATGGAGTATATGGAACGTAGTGAGAATAAACATACTCACCTGACGCGGGTGCTGCATCAAAAGTAAAGTCATAAATGCCTGTAACATAATCTATCGTTCCGCCAGCTACAACATCACCAGTAAAACTCCCAACCCCATCATCTTTGACAACCAAAGTCGCATAATCAGCACCAACAGATGTAAAAGTAACATCATTAGGTAGTACCGTTTTCCCAGTAATCGCTGCTGATGATAAAGGATAAAAGTATAAATACTCACTTGCATTTGATCCTACAAAAACAAACGCTCCTGTTGTTGTATTTAATGTATGCGTGGTTGCGCTTCCATCAGTATCCAATGTCGCTGGAGTTCCTAATGCTGAAACAGTAAAAGTCTCATCACCTATCGTAAATTGATCACCAACAACATAGTCTCTTACATAAGTACCAGAAACATCTCCTGAAACATCAGAACTGAATCCAGTAAAGTATCTAGTTGCCGCTGATTCTCCACCCAAAGTTCCACTGAAATTAACAGTAGAAGCATCACCGGTACCAACACTTCGAATAAGCACATTCTTTGGAAAAAGAGAGTACCATTCACTCCTAGATAACGTGAAAAATGCCTGTAACCCGTCTATATAAATAGGCGAGTTGAAGTTTATATCAAGATTCTTTAAAGAAGCATCTTCATCAACAGAATTAGTAATCGAATACGAATTGACATACTTTTTTGTGTAAAAAGTCTCAGTCGTACTCAAATAAAATAACTTCACACTCCCAGGGAAGTCATACAAAACAAACGTATTAATGTAAGCATCAATAGCAGCGTCTGTCAGCTGATTCGTCGATGGAGATTTAGTAATTCTTCTAACCTTCGTACGTATCTGCGTTAACGTAGAAAGAGTGCTATCAGGCATTTTTCACCCCATTTATTGTTAGACTTGCGAAGTCTTTACTTGGTTTTTACCACACTACTTATTTTTTCTGCAATAACTATTTCCTTACTCTTATCATACACATCTATAAAGTCATTCTTGTTAAAAGAATATCTCTTAAGCGGTGTGGTGACCTTATACTCTCCATCAGGCCCAACTTGTCTTTCTTCTGTCTTGTAAATACCACTATTGTTCAAATGTTTTGCTATATAAAGAGGAACTTCTCTTATCTCTCCATCAAGGAACTTCCATTTTTCTATAGGATCATCCTTGAACATATTGAAATTGAATTCCAAAACGCCACCAGGGCATTCGTGGTACACAAAAGTTCCTTTAACCTTTGTTCTCTCCCTAGCCTTTATATTCTCTAATTTTGATCGTGCTGTTTCCATTCTTTCTCCTAAATATACCTGTCTACATTTGTTTAGGGGAGCTGCATAGCTCCCCTAAGATTGTTCTTACATACTTGACCAGGATGTTCCTGCTTTCCAATACATGGTATTGGCATCACCACCAGGTAGTAATGCACCACCTGCTAATACCATACCTGTATAACCTTGGTTAAACGATGGTGTTCCAAGCTCTTCGTAAGCAGTTCCACCAGCGGCACCCACAGGAGTAACTGTAGGATACGGGTTGCTGAGAGTAAACACTGTTTCCCATGCAAAAGCTGTGAATCCTGTTGTGTCTATATCACATGTGAAGTAACCAGCATTGTCAGCGTTTGTTACCGTTCCAGTCAAACCATTAATTTGAGTCATACCATAATTGGAATTGGTAATTGAGAACTTAACTGCGTCACCAACAGCAAAACCATGATCAACCAATGTCGATACAACTGGAGCTGTAGGTGCAGATACATCTATTTTACCAATAACTCTTGTTCTTGGTTTAAACAACTTATAAGTTGCAAGACTAGGAGCTACCAATTTATATTGTCCACCAGTTGTTGCATCTCCACCAGGAGCACCCATGAGAGCATTCTTTAGTCTAAAGTTGGTTCCACCATTATCAATATCATCAACGCTGAAATCAAGACCATTCAATGGACTTTTTAGTGAACCAGTATCTTCTACTACATTCTTTAATCGTACTATAGAATTAGCATTAATTCCTGTTGTTGCTGATACCGTATAGACAGGTTGACCACCACCAGGGTTTGTTGCAGTTGTTACGCTGACCAAAGATCCACCTGCGTAAGTAGAAGCATCAAAGACTGTAAAAGCTCCAGTGCCTGTGCCGTTAATAGATTGTTCCTGGTTGCTTCCAGTGTGATATTCTACAAGACCATCAGTTCCCATTCCTGTTTGCCAGTAAAATCTATAACCCTTGTCTTGTGCACTTGCACTGTCTGCATAGGTATGATTCCAAAGTTCTATCCAATCAATCTTACCTCTGAAATTGATGATTTGAGTTGTGCCATCAGCTGTAAAACTACCAGTTTGAAGTATTGAGGTGTTTTCCATATTGTTATCCTTTATATTTAATTACGTAACTAAGAAACTAGTTTCTAAGAAACTACGCTAATATGAATCTTAATCTTGTGATGAAGTTATCGTTAGTTACTCTTCCAGCATAGGCCATCTTCCAACCCATTGTGGCATATCTAAAGAATGGACCCTGTGGCTTGCCATACATAAGTCTTGTTGAGAAACCATCTTGCTTGATGATAGTCGTAGAGTCTCTACCCATGATAAATGCATTATAAACATCTACACCACCAACAGCTGAAGCATCTGATTCTACATAACCGTTAGAAGAAACAAAGAATCTAACGTTACCAAAAGAACCTTCTTCACTAGGAAGACCCATGTTTGCATTTGCATAGTTATTCTTGTTCTTAAATGTACCGTCGCCAAGTACATTCAAATCATTAATTGCCATTGTGTGAGTCAATGCTAAGAAAGCATCTCTAACTGGCTGTGTTCCCACAGCAGTTGTTCCCATGATTTGTGGAGACATGAAACGTGCGTTGTTGTTTCTAAGAGCCCTTGAAACATTATTAACATCTGTTGCTGATATTTCTGTTGGGATGTCTGATGTAGGACCATTACTTGCATTAGATAATGAAGCTGTAGCAGCCATAACATTACGAGTAAGAGTGTCTTCAGTTGTACGAACAGAAACACCAAGAAGAGAACCTGTTTCATTTAAAACAGAATCTTCTACAGTTAATTCAACTTGTTCTTCAATGCGAACATGTTGCATATAGAATTGGATCTGAGCATCAACAAATCTGTAAGATACACTTGCTGGTCCTGGATCTGCATCAGCACTAGCAACAGGAGTTGTTGCATCAGCTAGGACATCATAACCCTTTAATCTCATCGTATTACCAGCATTGCTAGGCATATTTCTTTGACTTACACCATATGTGTGAATCAAATTAGGTATAGCTGTTGGTAGTAACCCTTTACTAAAATATCTTTTTACAGCTGGAGTCATTTCAGCTGTTGTAATCGTACCTGTAGTGGTGGTTGACATATTATCACCCTAAAAATATAAATGTTTATCTTTTTACCATTAATGAGATGACGAGCCTCAATACAGTCTTGAATTGGCGAGATTCAGATACAGCCGAAATGTTTTGGAATTGCGATCTTCCACCTACAGCAATCTAAACCTACAAACACTCAATAGATTGAGCAAGATAAATCTTATCAAGATTTAGATGTATGGAGACCAGTATACTTGTGGGTGTCCTTAAAGGAGAGCGTCAGACACCCACAAGGATAGGAGAAAGTGTTTTCCAAATTCTCCAGAGTAAAACCTGTTTGTAAAACCTGTTTGTAATAGTTTAGACACAAGTGTCTTATACACCAGTGTATTATCTTCTTCCCTCAGCCCTTCTTCTCATCAAGTCAGCATGGTCAGCTAATGACTCCGCAGAGTAATCATCAAGAAAATCATTAGCCTTAGATAAAGGAGTACTACCCCTGCGAGGCGCTGCTGATGCTCCAACACCAGGTCGAGATAAATTCTTGTCCAACTTCCTGCTGTTGTCTGAAACCGTCTTGGACCCTTGTTTCCTTGATCCTGTTGTCGTCTCGTTTATCCTGTAATCTTTGATGGCTGTATATGCAATAATACCCTTGGAATACCAATCTGCTGTGTTGTTGATAACATTGACTAACTCAGGATCTCGTGCCTTCAATACAGCAAGATTGTCAGCGTTTAATACATCGTCAAAATCAGAATAGCGACCCTTCAACTTATTCTCTGCATTAAGAACAGTCTGTTGCTCTACATAAACCTGCTGTTGAGCCTCTATCTTCTTGGTCCTATTAAGAATAGCCTTGAGGTGTCTACCCTCAATCAAATCATCGTCAGCAAACCCATAATCCTCAACGCCAGCGTTTTCAACACGAGGATCTTCATTAACTGACTCAGGTTTTGAATAGTTGCTAGATTTGTACTTAAGCTCTCTCTCAAGCTCCTTGTTCCTATCCCTTAAAGCCTTAAAGTTTCTATCCTGATGATCTTGATCATGATCAAGCTGGTCTACTTCAGGCTTGACTGGGCCAGACTTGCCTGCTTCAGCTGCCTGAGCCATGTCATCTTCCACATTAGTGGGTACCTCTTTAGAATCATCTAATGCTTCTTCAGAAGTGACAAGGTCATCAGGACTTGTCACTTCGACACTGGTATTTTCAACAGGCTGCCCTGCAACGCTGGCGTTTTC